GATAACGTCAGAGTAATGCTATAAGGGGATATGTCCGTCCCTTCTTCAATCGCTGATACAGAGCCGAAATCACCGACACCTAGCCAGTCATTACCGCCCCATGTAAACGTGCCGATACTGTCATGCATGTAAAGTGTAGCGCTAGAAAAGTCTAACTTCGCGAACGTCACTGGCCGTACAACATCATCTTTAAGCGCGTTGACTATGGCTGTAGATAATCCTCTGCTCACGCTAGAACGTCCTCTATAGCTTCAATCGTAATCGAGCTTATGTAACTAGACTCAGTGTTCCAACGAGGATTGTTAATCATCATAAACACGCCAACCGGACTAAAGATCTGAACAGCATCATTGTTATCAGTTGGCTTGCGAATAGGAGGCGCAATGCTTACCGTCAATGAGCCAGTGCCATCAGAGCTGGCGTCGGCTGTGACCATGTGAAGCTCGTTGTTAAACGACATATAGTCACCAGCCTTAAAGAAGTTAGTGACGTTAGCACTAGCGCCATCTAAATCTATAGAAGAGCCTGTCTGACCCGCACCATCAACTAGTACAGACTGAGGCGACGTTGCCGCGCCATTACGTACGCGACCATAATCCTCAAGACGCATCCGATGTGCTTGGCCATCCATCTTAGCAATAAACGCCTGTAGCTCTGCTCGATCACTGCCAGACAAGTTACGAAACGTCATGCGAGTCTTCCAGTGAGAGCCTTTCCGACTGAGAGTCTGTACCGCTCCTGTGATAGGACTCTGAAACTGACTAGTGTTAGTAACCAGCTCAAATGTCTGCGTTGTAGGCGTAATGTCTGGGAAGTTATATGTCGCCATTACATTCTACCTCTACGCATCATGTTATGTACTTGCTCTACAGTCTGACGAGAAGACTCAGAGACGGCCATTGCGATACGCTGATCTACATCGCCGTCACCTGACGCATCGATGTTGTTAATAATCGTGATGTCCTGACCGCCACCTTGTGTATGATCGATAACAGTCTCATTAGGGTGAAGCATAGCTAAGAAGCCACCCCTGCCATCCATACCGCCTGATCTTGCGCCAGCGCCTGTAAAGCCGCCACCCTCAAAGCTAGCCAGTGCGGATGCTTTAGCTACTCCGACTGTGCTCGCAATGCCTGCCTGAGCTGGGACGGCATTCCCGCCCATCGTTGCCAAAGAGACCAGTGCCGCCGCCGGAGCTGACGCCGCCGCAATAGCTGTCATAGCCGCCGCGTTAGCCGCGACCGAGGCTGACAGGCTTCCTGCCTCAATATTCTTAGCGATAATTGCTTGCTTAGCCTTCTCAATGCCCATCTGGACGATGCTCTTAATAAGCTCATCCATGATCGCCTTACCGAGCATTCGCATAGCTTCAGTGCCATTAGCTGAGCCCGTAATAAATGCGGCAGATGCGCTAGTTATCGCATTCTCTACGTTCTGCAATCCACCAATAATCTTCAATTGCTGATCAAGCATGTGCTCGGCTTTTTGCTCTTCGAGCATCATTGAGTGTCTATTTAACTCTTCCTGACTAATAGCGTCTGCCGCTCTAGCCTCCTCTAATGCCGCCTGACGTTGCACCAAGTTATTAATAAAGGCTTGCGTCTCTGTAGCAAAACCTTCGATAGCAGTAGTTCTTAGCCTCTCTATGTTGTCAAAATGAGCCTGTCTTTCTTTATCTCGAAGCGATTGGATTGCCGCCGAGCGTTTGGCCTCGATAGCAACCTCAGTATCTGCAAGCATCTGAGCCAGCTCTGCTTTACCATCAGCCGCCTTCCTAGCTCGATCTAGCTCAGCGTCATAGCGCTTATTGATCTTGTCGATGTCCGTAACATCACTTCGCTGTAGAGCTTCTAATGTAGATATAGCCCGCTTCTCAGCATCTACCTTAGCTTGCGCCGCTTTAGCATCTCTTGCCGCTTTAGCCGCCGCCCTATCTTTATCTCTTTGAGCTTGATCTTCTTCTTTTTTGTCGATCTCCGCGATTGCATCAGATCGAGCCTTCTCAATAGCATCCATGAGCTTTTTATGCTCAGCAGAGCCTTCTTTCCCCGAAACTCTAAATGCTTCTACGACATCATTTGCCATTTTCTCATATTGGTCATTTATCTTATCTCGACCACTGAGAAGGGAATCTTCAATATCTCTAATCTTGTCTTTGGCTTCGGTAACTGCTTCTGGCTCGAACAATATAGGGCCACCAGCATCATCAGGTCTGATAGCGTTTTGTAAGTCTTCGAGACGCTGAATCAAATCAGGGCTAAGTAGGCTCTTATCTACAGTGCCACCTAAAGTCTCAATAGTCCTTATCAATTCGACCATCGCGCCCAAATTAGCACCAGCGGCGTCTGTTTGATCTTCCATAGACTCTGTTGCAATTTTTGAGCCACGAGCCATCGCTACTTGCTGTTGTACATTAAAGCTCTGAGCAGTCGCTAAATTTTTTGCCGCTTTCCCTGAATTTTCAGCCTCAGAGACTTGATCAGACATAGACTTAGTTAGCTTATCTAGCTCTATTTGCGCGGCTTTAATTTGCGCTCTTTTAAGACTCTCTAGCGCAATATTAATCGCGGCTCCTGCTTGTTCTGTTACAGGAGTTAGCCCTTCAAGAGTCGATTGCAACTCAGAGAATTTGCTTTCTGCTTGCTCTACATTCTTAAATGCAGTGAAGACTGCCGCACCAACAGCGAGGAATGCACCAACTATTGCGCCGCCTGGCCCCATCAAGGAGGCAATCTGGCCACCCTGCTGACCAAATACAATCATGGCATCAGTGCCGCCCTGTAGCTGTACCGCGACGTCCTGCACCTGATGGCCTAACTGACCAAAACCACCACGAACTAGGCGCAAAGAACCATTCAATCCTTTACTAGACTGAATTTTCTTTTTCTCTAGGTTGGTAAGATTTTGTAAGTGTTTAGCTTGTTTGATTTGCGCTTCAGTTGCACCCGACTGTCTGAGCTTATAAATTTGAAGCTCATCAGCCGTCATGCCGATGGTGTTCTTATAGTCCTCCATCCGCTTCAGAGTATCTGAGACTGCCTTCTTCTGCTTCTTAAGCAAGCGCTCAGTCGAGTCGAAGGCTTCTTTATTATCTGCCTCGGCGCGGATTTCGATTACGAGCGGCTCTAAGTTTGCCATCTTTCTCTTGCCTCTTGGCCTTCATTGCGAGGTAGGTCCACCAATAATTAAACTCGGTGGGCGTCATCTGTAGAACCGTTCCTGCTGTCTGACCAAGATATTCCGCTAACTCAAAGACGCGATGGAGTTCAGTCGGGTTCCCTTGATCATCGATTAGTTTTTTTCGCGTTCCTCTTCAGTCTCAGACTGATGCGCCAGAATCGCAGTAGCTAATCGTTCTACAATACCGCTCGCTGAAAACCGCTTCAATTTGACCTTATCACCGATATCGAAGACTGGATTGCCTTCGCCATCTACTAGGCCAAATATCACGGTATAGCATAAGTAGTCCCAAGTATCTTCCTGAGCACGAGCAGAGAGCTTCGCTTTGTCTTCCAAAGAGAAGTTCTTCATAAAGACTCTAGCATCGCCCCACTCAGGAATGATTACTTCCCTAACACCCAAGCTGTTGAAATGCTCAACAGCCAGATCTATTAGTTTCGTCATCCTTATACGGTGCCTTCAACGAGTGCGCCGTTTCCTTGCGCTGAGAAGCTCGCCTCTACGAAACCGTCAAACGATGCTGACTTGCTGACTGAAGTGATAGTCGCTGTGCCGGTCCACTCGTAATCACCTGAGTTATTACCCGTAGGATAAAGATTCAGAGTAATTGACGCGCCTTCTGTCAGAGCCTGCTGACCATTAGTGTCAGTAGGGTCCCAGAATGCAGTGAATGATGCAGTCCATGACTTCTGAGTCGCTGTGTGAGTCATCCAAGAATCACCCATTACAGTGTCATCAGCTACTTCGCTAGTAGTCTCAAGAGACCACTCTTTGATTTCGGCTACAGCATTTGAACCAACATATACTGCTCCGTCCTTACCGATGTTTGTTGCCATTTTTACGTCCTCGCAAAAGCGTTAAATATGCTCGATTTTACTAACCTTCTGGACTGCCCTCAACCGCAAAGTAATCAACCTCGCAAGTTAGTCTGCCCACCATGACAGGTTGATCACCGTCAGCCGAGAAGTCTGTGTCAACAGAGACAAGGCGCGTATCTTCAGCAAGCCCACCTCTAGTCAAATCCGTGTAAAGCGCCTCTTCTATATCAGCGCATATCTCATCAACCATTTCGTCGTACGTTCCAGTCATCTTAACGTACACCTCGATCCTAGCGACGAGTCTTTTCTGTAGCGTCCTAGGCGGTCCCATCGTTGGGTAGCGCGTAGTCTCGCTTTGTGTGTAAACACAGATCGCTGGCAGAATGTCGTTGTGAACCGCAAACACCCGTGTGTCAAAGCAGTTCGCCTTCGTTCTAGTCAATCCTGTTAGCGTAGTAACAAGATTCTGCCTGATTCGGGTTCTGATATGGCTCATTGCTTCTCCAAAGCCAGTTCAGTGATCCCTGTGCCATCTGGCATGACAACCCTAATCGTATAATCCACGTTCGTGCCATCGACCGGCACAATGACAGTATCTCCCTCTTGTAAGGTTGATATGTCTCCTGACTTGCAAGTAAGTCGTGGCTGATCCACAGAGAATGCTACAAATCCACCCGCATCCTCTAACGCATGTTGTGCGTCGAAGATAGCAGTGAACGTAGTCTCCTGCCCGAATATAGGCTTGCCCGTACAGGACACGCCAAAGTCGGCAAGGAAAATACTGCGATCAGCCGCAACTTCTACTGGCATTATTCAGCCTCTTTCTCTTCTTCTACCTTGGGCTTACGAGTCCGTCGCTTAGGCTTCTCTTCACCACCTTCAACGCCGACTGCTCGATTTACAGTCTTTGACTCATCTACTGGAGACACTCGACCGATACCCATTAGAGATCG